GCGGCAGACCATGCTGTAAAGCCGGACTGGCCCATTGGTAGCCACGCGCCCCACTGCTTAAAAAAGAACGGCACCCCGGCCGCGATGCACTGATCGCGCAAAGTCCGTGCCCAGTCGGGGTGCATGGGGCGCGCGCGCGGGCCGCTTTCGCCGCCGACGATCACCCAATCCAGGCACCGGAGGCCGTCGAAGTGGTTGGTTACGCCGCCGGGTTTCAGCGCCGTGGCAGGTGCGTTCTCGGACCATGCGTCGAGCCAGCGCAGACTGACCGGACCGAGCAGCGGCTCGGCGCTGAGGAACCTTACAGCCGCCTGACATGCCAGCAAGGGCGGGATGCGCAGATCTGCGCTGGCCTGATCGCTGATGCTGGTGCCAAGCCCGACGTTCGGCAGGGGCCACGTCGCGCTGCCACCCGAGCCAGCATAGCCCCGCACTGCGCGGTTCATCAAAAAGGCGCTGTCCGTGATCGTATCGCTGCGGGTGCTGGTGTCGTGTTTGGCCAGATACTCTATCGCCCGTTCAGGCCGCTTGGTCAGCACCTGAAACGTGTGCTGCTGTGCCAGCGCCATGACGGCGAAGACGCGGTCGATCCATTCATCTGGCACGGATTCATGAAACAGATCACCGTGGGCGCAGACGAATATTCGGCGGGGTTTGCTCCAGCGCAGGGGCTGATCGAGCCATTGCTCGTTGAACCGCACCTCTCCGGTGAATTTTGCCTCGCCGTTCGCGTTGACGCGGGCCAGACCGGCGCGGCTTGGGTGATGTTGCAGCCGTGTGGCGGCCAGACGCGCTGCATAGCAGTGGCGGCAGCCCTCATCGACCAGCGTGCAGCCAGTGATGATGTTCCAGGTCGCGTCAGTCCATTCGATGTGGGTTTGATCAGCCATTACGCTCCGTCCATCCGCTCAAGTTCGGCGCATTCCAGCACCAATGCTTTGATCATGTCGCGACGGGCAGTGATGGCATTCCACTCCGCTTCAAAACGGAACAATAGTGGAGGAGCCTCGATGGGAGTGTCTTTGCCGCCCATGAGTGGAGCTGCGGCGATGAGCGCGTAAGGCGAACATGCACTTGCCAGATTGCCCGCGTGCAGACCTGTATCGCGATCCGGCGTCCAGCCCTCTACCTCAACCCGGCGTTGACGCTCGGATACGACATCAAGCCATTCTGACACGAACCGTCCTCCGACCCGGTTTCTTGGCCGGAAGCCTACATCGAAAGGGGCGGCGGCGCAGAGGCGCGGAGAGGCGCGGAGAGGCGCGGAAAAACGACTTTGCTCGCCGCTCGATTTGTAGCGCGCACGACTTGACTCACGCATGACTCAACCGGTGTTCGTCGTCTGTGCGCGGTCGGTTGCGGTCTGGTGCGGTCTGGTGCGGTCTGGTGCGGATAAGGAAAGCGCTCGTTTCCAAAGGCTGGCAGTCTAAGTCTCTGATTTTTCGTGTCTTTGCCAAAAGTGCAGATTCAGGTTAATAACCTGATGGTCACAGGTTCAAATCCCGTCCAAGCACCCCAAAATACACGATATCGCAAAGGCTTGCAAAAAGGCTCTGAGTATATCTCCGATGCTGTTTGTTTTGACTCAAGCCTGACTCACGATTCTGGCGCGGCGTCGTGTGGGTCCGGGTCTGTCAGCTTTAGGTCCGGGCCTGCACCACCCAAATAACACAACAAAATCAATGCCGGGTCCGGGTGGGTCCGGGTGGTCCTGGTCTTTCGCGAAAAACTTTTAATGTTGCGTGTTGAGCGATGCTGTTTTCATGACCAAAGACAAGAGCGTGCTCGCTGCAGGTGTCATTTCAGCCATCGCCATTGATGGTCTCGAGGATGCTGCGCACATACTCGATCCGCCGACCAAGCCAGTCCATCGCGTTCACCGCAATGCTGTTGCCCAGCGCCTTGTAGCGCGGCCCGTCCGCAGACGATTTTCGCTTCCGGTATGGCACGTTCGTATAGCCATCTGGAAAGCCCTGCAGGCGCTCGCACTCGAGTGGTGTCAGTCGGCGCACCGCCCAGCGCGTGGCGATGTAGGACCGGCTCGATCCCCCGGACGCCGCTCGGATGTTGGCGGTGTCGTGAGGCCCCTCCAGCATCGCGCATCCCTCTCTGCCTCGAAGGTCGAATGCGACCGGGACCAATGGAACGCCGCGTCCTGTGCCATCCTCGCTGGCGTCGAAACCCGATCCGCGCAGCGTGTGCGCGACAAATGTCTCCACCTCGAAGTCGATCCTCATGCCCTTCGCTGTGAGGCATGCGGCGACGTCGATGGGGCCAGAGGTATTGCCGCCGCCAAAGCCTTGCTGGATCAGTCCGACGACAGGGTCTTGCCCTCGGGTTTCCCCGCATCGCTCGACTCCCCGACCACTGCTGACAAGGCTTCCAGCAACATCGTGGGTAAGACCTTGCCCCGGTTTCCGGCGCGGCGGAGGATTCCCTCGCAGGCTCTCGGGCTCAAATAATACCGCTGCGGCAGGTCGCCAGTCTCCAAGATATCCGACAACGAACACACGGCGTCGCCGCTGGGGAACGGCTCCGGAAAAGCGGCGTGTTCGGATATACTGAGCGTCCAGTACTCGGTAGGCCCACCCATACCCGAGTTGGCCCAGCGCTCCGAGGAAGGCACCAAAGTCCCGTCCTTTGCTCGATGACAAGACGCCGGGGACGTTCTCCCAAACCACCCACTTGGGCCGGTAGCGGTCAACCAACCCCAGATAGACGAGGGCCAGGTTACCGCGCGGATCGTCCAATCCCTTTCGAAGCCCGGCGACGCTGAATGACTGGCAGGGGGTTCCACCAACGAGAAGATCGACAGCTGCATCCGGCCATTCCTTGAAACGGGTCATGTTGCCCCAGTTCGGGACGCTCCGATAGTGATGGGCGAGGACCGCAGACGCGAATGCGTCGATCTCGCTGAATGCGACCGGGCACCAGCCGAGCGGCTCCCACGCGACGCTCGCAGCCTCGATGCCGCTGCAGACGCTCAGATATCGAAGGGGCATGTTCATGCCCCGCACAGTGCGTCACGATGCCAAGAGGCGTAGAGGCGCGGAGAGGCGCGGGAACGGACCCGGCCACGCCGCTTTCATAAAGCACTGTTATTGCTGCGATTTAACTACACTGTAAGCGCCAGAAGAGCGATGGTGATTACACGAAAACGATGCAACGCTGCAAAGGAAACCAAGCCATGAACGCCGCCGACCGCAACCTGATCCGGAATTTCGATGAACGCCTCGCCAGCATTATGCCGCACGAACATCTCGAAGAGATCATGGCGCGCTTCACCGGCACCCGCCAGGCTTGGGCGGCGGTGCTGGCTCGCAAGACCCTGCAAAACCGCAACGCCTGAAAAGGAGGCCCGCCATGCCCTACGCCACCCCCGACTGCAAAACCCGGATCCTGATCGACCGCTCCGCGCTGCACGAAACCATGACGATGAACGTCCTTGAGCGCAGCTTGCGCGATGCAGGAATCGAAGCTGAAGTGTTCGCCATGGCCACCAACGTCGGGATCGACATTCGCACGCTGGACATGTTGGCTGCAGCGACGCTGCTGAAAGAGATCGGGATCATCTGAACGCAGCGCAGAAACGAAAAAAGGCCCCCGGCCGGAGCCGAGGGGCCTTCATTTTGGGCGTTTGCGTTTATGCGGGTCCGGCGCTTCGCCACCCGCACATGATGAACGTGCTGCGTGCTCGTCAGCTCGGCACTCCCAGCGTCAGGTAGTGGATCGCGATGCGCACGGCCCCGGCGGTGAAGTTGCCGCCGCCCGCAGTCAGCACGATGGGCGTGGCGGCGTAAAAAGCCTCCGGGCCGATCACGCCGATGTTCGTGCTGCCAGCCGCGACACCGAGCGTGCCACCGAATTTCGTGGTCTGGCCGGATATGCCGCAATCGTATGAGGTGGAACCGGTGATCAACGTCACCGTTCGCGTCGAGACGCCGAGGACGATCGAGCGGTTCGGGATCGCGATGGCAGAGGTCACCGCAGCCCCGGTCAGGCCCGACAGGGTTTCCTCGAGCACCGCCATGCCGGTGGTGCCGCCCAGCGCGCCCAGCGCCACGGCGACACTGCCAGACTGGACGAGCAGGTCCATCGCCACGTCCAGAGACGTCCAGGCGGCCCCGATGCGCACCACCAGCCGCGCTTCATCTTCGACCCACACCTGCCACCCTGCCCGGGCTGGCAGGCGCAGCCAGGCCCCGTCCGACCAGAGTGCCACGTCGCCGCTCCACCCCGACCACGCGCCGGTGGCACCAGCGGCCACGATGTAGCGCGTGCCCTCAGCCGGGCTGCCAGGGGGTGCGGTCAGATTGCGGTCAAGGACCGAGAGCTGCACCAGCCCGTCGAGCAGCCGCAGCGCGTCGTTGTGGGTGACGTGCTTCTGGGCCTGCGCTGCCAGGATGTAGGGCAGCAACAGGTTGGTGGTGTTGTCGGCCATTGGGAAAACCTTTCAGAAGTTCAGGGTTGCCGTTCGGGCGTCACCGCGCCCGAGGCGGGCGGACACCTGCGCGATCCGGACGTCGAGGCTGTCACCGGGGCCGAGCGTGGCCCCCCAATCGGCGGTCTGCTGGGCGGCGGTGTAAAGCGCGCTTGGCGCGGCAACCGTCAAGGTGCGCTTGACAGTTGCCCCGGCGAGAATGTCCACCTCGTAGGCCTCGCTTGCCTCCGACATCGGCACCTCGACCGCTTCCCAACTGTCGCTGACAAGGGCCCGGTCGCGCCGGGTCCAGCGGATCGTCAGATCGCCCGTCGTGCGTCCGTGCAGCCAGGGCTGCTCGATACCACCGACCGAGAACGGCACGAGGCCGCGCCCGGCTGGCGTGAAGGCCAGGGCGGTGTAGCTCGGATCACTCACCGCGCGCGCCGCTGGCCCGATCCGCCAGTTCCACGGGATGCCGATATCGGCCTCGGCGATCGGCAGCGGGATCAGGCCCAGGTCCAGCACCACCACCCGTGCCCCGGCCAGCGCCGGAGCGCCCATCGCCCCTTCGGTGCCGCGCTGGCCGCGCAGCAGCCGGGTCAGGCGGTAGCGCCCGGGCGCGATCAACTCGGCAGACCCGCCTTGCACGATCTCCCAGATGCCCGGCGCGGTTTCTACCGCCAGCGCATTGGCCC